ATTCCAGTCCCAATGTGGGGTGATCCGCAGATCGCCGGTATAAAGCTGGATAGCCTCATTCCATGCCTCAGTCGAGCGCTGCTTATATTCGACCAGGCCATTGAGCGCGTCGCGATCCGTGTCCTTGTTGCCCGTCCAGATACCGCGTGTTTCCTCGACGCGGAAGGTGACTTCCGCAACGGACTTCATGCGGCCCTGGACCGTGCCAAGGCCCTGGATTTGCCCCAGGTCCAGGTTCAGCGTCTCAAGCAAGGCGACGACCGGCAGGCCGACATGGCATTTTGTCGTGGCATTCGGGAGCGTTACTTCGCCATCCGTCACGACCAGGTTCCGGACCACGTTGCCGTTCGACAGCGCAACGACCGACTGCCCTTCCAGATGATCGAGGCCGGAGATCACCAGCGTCGACGCGCCTTCATAGGTCAGGCCGGAGTCAACAAAGAACGCATCCGAGACGGTCGGCATGACGCGTGTGTGAAGCCGCTCGATATAGCGAACGGTCGATCCGCCGATGGTCCGCCGCACCGCGAAATAGGGCACATCTTCATTGCCCTCAGCGATGACCGCGACATCTTCAAAGAACGCGCCCGCAAGGCTTTCGTGTTCCGTCCAGCCCCAGACTTCATGCTCTTTCATATAGGTCAGGGTGACCAGCTTGCCGCTATCCAGGATGCACCAAACAATCGAGTGCGGAGCCTGGGCATAGCCCCATGCCTTGATGTTTTTGTTCTCAAAGAAATGCCGCGCCATGATCGTCAGATCGCGACCGACGAAACTGTCCTGGGTGAATTCAAACGAGAAGTCACGCACGACGCCGCCGCGATCCTGGGCAAACAGGACCGTGTTGCCGACGACGATAGGCTGGACCTTGGCCGCCCCGCGATAGCCCTGGTTATCGATCCGGATAGCTGAGGGAGAGATCGCGTCCGATTGCGACCCGCCGCTGACGATCCACTCAGCGCCGGACGTGAGCATCATCAGGCCCTTGAGCGCGAGCATCGACCTGATCTCATTGACCTGCCGGGCGCGAATTCGGAACGTCACGGAATCGCTGGCCTTCGACGGCGATGAGAACCCGAAGTTTTCATAGTTCGCGGACTGAGACAGCCAGGCCGCTTGAGGCTCATTGAGCGACGACGCGAAGGCAAGGCGCTGCTCAACGAACGTCACGCACCGGGGATAATTGCCAGCGCCAACGAACGGATTGCGGCCAGTCTGAGGCGTATCAGCCAGATCAGCGACGATGTTTTCGTCATCGAATAGAAGGCCCTCAGTGCCACCGATATAGCCATAGACGCCGTTGTTTTCTTTATAGACGATATATCGATCGGCACCCGCGACCGCCGACCATGTGATCCGGTTCTTGTTGCCCGCGACCGCAAGATTGTTGCCAACGCCGACAGCGGAGGACGGCAAGCTTTCTTCGCCAGTAGCGGCATTGATAGACGAAACCTTATACAGGTACGACACTGCGCCACCGCCAACCAGGACGGCGGCCCCGACGCCACCAGGCGCGACGGTTGTAGGGACGAACGTCACTGCCGTCATCGACCAGTTGTCATCAGCCAGGCGCGATAGCTTCTGAACCGGATACAGGGGATGGACGATATACATGACATCGGCTTCCTGGGCATAGACCAGGTCGGCAACATGCTCATCAGCGTAGGGCGTCACGACCTCATAGGGCACACCGCCCGAGAGGATCAGGCCGCCATCGCGGAACACGCGGAAATAGGTATTCCCAAACTCAAGTATATACGACTGTTCAGTATTAAACTGGAATGGAATCAAGCGGATAGCATCAGCGTGATTTTTTACTTCACGCACAAACGCCAGCCCGGCCCGGTTCGACGCGCCGCCATGGGGATGGATGAAGATGTTTTTGCCAACGCGCAGGCCGGTCGAGTATTTGGCCAGGTCGACGCGAGCGCCAAGGGCCGGAGACAGAACCCCGGCAGTGAAGGCGGGTTGATAGGCGCGCAGATCAGCCATTAGGATCGAGCCCCTTCCAGGTCGCCGTCATGGTCCGATGTTTCGCGGACCTCATTTGCATCATTGACCATCGCTTCGCTGGACATCTGTTTGGCCACCGCCCAGGCGTCAGACCGGACGTTCTTGTCGCGCGTCAGTGGCATGGCCAGGCGAACCGATAGCTGCCAGGACAGCGCGTCGATGAAGGTCGCGGGATATTGCGTCGGATCGGTCGCGCGCTTGGTGTAGCGCAGGAAGGCCGGAGACAGGTCGCAATAGATATTGGGGCCGCTGATATCGTAGGGAACGCCATACCTGTAGTCAGCGCCGCGCGCAGGCAGGTTGCCAGCGGCCAGGGCAGACCCACGATCAGGATGGACGCTCAAGACCTTCACGCAGTCCTCAGGGCGATTGTAGGCAAAGGCCCAATCGCCTGGGATCGCGTTGACGACCTCAGCCATCGACTGGACTTTCTCAGCCCAGCGCCATGGGTACGCCTCAAGCAAGAGGTTCCGCGTGATCTCGTAGAACTGGCGGCAGGCGCGGGCCTCAGCGCCGGAATCGCTCAGCGCCTCGATGTTATCCTTGCCCAGGTTCGAGAGGGCCAGGTTGCAGATGAAAACGACAGAGGACACAGCGCCACCTTGTAGTTAGATCGGGAGATAGGGAACGACGCGCTGGCCATTGTAGAGCGTCCGGTCATCAGCGATCAGCACCGCGCCCAGGACAACGCCGTCATTGTGGATAACCTCAGCGCCGACCAGGACATGAACGCCCAGGGTCCGCAGGCCGCCAGAGAACAGGACGCCGCCAGCGACCGCCTTAACGCCGATCACACGCTGGCCATTATGCAGGGTCGCGCCATCAGCCAGCATGTGAACGCCGACGATGCGCTGGTCATTGTAGATCGCGGACATTGGCTAGTCCTTGGCGTCGTCTGGGAAAAGGATGGTTTCGGCGGCGGGCTTCTTGGTCGACGCCTCGACGCCAGCCTCAAGGATTTCGAGCGTGATGGACATGCCCGACTTGCCCTCATTCTTGTTGCAGATGCGGACGGTCGCCATCATCGAGAGATTGTCCATGACCTTGAAAGCGTCCAGGCCCATCGCCTCAATCTGCTTTGAGTCCAGGTATATGGTCGGGTAATAGGCTTCATCAACGACCGAGGGACGGTCATATTCGCCATAGTTCTGGGCAAGACTGGTCAGCTTCATGTTCATCCCCTGGTTATGGAAAGGGGCGACCGAGGCCGCCCCATCTTTTATTCTTCGACCTGGGCAAGCTGATCAGGAGGAACCCAATCGGGCTGAACCTCGCCAAGCGCCTGGGCGGGCGTCTCGGATGCAGCCTCGCCAGGAGGCGGCGCGTCACCGAACGCCTCAGGCTTGTTGGCCTCAAGGTATTCCTCGATCAGGGTTTCAGCGACGGTCGCATTGGGAGCGCGTTCGCCGGTCAGCTTGTGGGCAAGATCGCGCTTGCCCGCAGCGTTTAAACTGCGCCAGTCAGCGGGCACGACAACCGGATCGGTGTTGTCATTGCCACCGTTGTCGCCGTCATCGTCCTGGACGGGCTCAGGGGCCGCCGTGGACGATTTCAGCACCGTGACCCAGCTACCGAGCTTGTTGCCTTCCGGCCATTCAAACTTGGAGCCAGCCGGGCGATGTTCGCCGCCGACAAAGCCAGCGACATTGGCACGGACAGTCTTACCCATTGGTCTGGACCCCCATGACGACGCCAGCGGTCAGAGCCCCGGCAGTGAATGCGCCGGAACCCGCGACCGTGTACTTGAGGCGCATATAGCGCATGTCGACATAGTCGGGGATGACGCGGAAGGGGATGCGAGTGCCGACCACCTTCAACTGCGCATTGGTCAGGACGCCCAGGACAATGGACTTGTCCGGAGTGAACGTCTCAGTCGAATCGAGTTCGAGCGAGACGGTGATGGTTTCATCATCGGCAACGCTATCGAACGCGGTCACGACCTGGACCAGGAGCGGAATGGGCTCGCCTGGGCCAATGTCGCGCTTGAGGTTGGCGCTTGCACCAAAGGGACGACCAGTCGCGCCCAGGTCGATGGTATTGGTGGACCCAGCCGTCGCGGTGATGGCCTGGGCAAAAGAGAACAGGTTAGTCTGATCAAAGATCATTTTCGTTTGCCTTTACAATTCGGCCTATCCGGCCAGTGGTGGAAGGCCCGCCCTTAGGCGAGCCAGCCGGATTAGGCCGCGACGGGAACCAGGGCTTCCGTGTTGAGCAGGGCGTCGGTTTCGCGGATCGGGATGCCGCGATAGGACAGGACTTCCGCACCCTCGACGTTCTGGCGCGTCAGGTGGGTATAGTTGCTGTTGCCAGCGACCAGGGCGCGGTCGGTCGACTGCGCGTCCAGGACTTCCATCACGTCCTTGTTCATGTAGATCGCGATGCGGCTGGACACGGCGTTCATGCGGCGGGACTGGAGCTTGTAATAAGCCTTGCGCAGGAGCGCCCAGACATCGACCGTACCGGCCATAAGGTCGGAATAGTCGATATTGGCGATGCGCGAGTTGTAGCGCCAATCCTTCACGAACATGCCGACATGCCATTCAAACATGGACACCTTGGCATAGTACGTGTTGCCGTCGACATCGAGAACGGGTTCCTCGCCCTTGTCCTGGATATCAACGCCAGCCTTGGTGCCCTTGGGATAGAGCAGCGACGTGGCATGATCGCCCCAGGTGACGAACCAGATCGAGGTATTGTCCGAGCCGGAGCCGCCGCCATGCACGACCTGGTTGCCAGCGCCGGAGCCGCCGCGAACGCCATAGCGAGCGGACAGGCCCTTGAACTTGTCGGGCGTGGTGGCAGTGTCGTGATAGAAAATGCCGGTCGCCATTTCCTGGTTCATCGCTTCCAGGTATGGAGCCGATGCGACCAGGCGTTCCTTGGCAGGATCGGCGGCCAGCTTGAGCAGGCGCGCGTCGACCTGGGAGCGAGCTTCCAGGAAGCCGGTCGTATCATCGACCTGCTGGAGCGTGGCCTTGCTGGACTGAGTACCCTTGTAGAGGCGGCCCCAGGACACCGAAGGCAGGCCGGTACGGATCATGTGGCGGTGGGTGGAGCCCACGTTGCACATGGTCGCAATGGCGTCCTCAAGAATGGGGTTCTGCTGGTGCAGGATTTCCACGACCGTACCTTGGGCAGAACCCTTGTAGGCGTCGATCAGGGAGGGGAAGGTATTGCCGATGGTAGCCATAGCGTTTTAATTGCCTTTCGGTGCGTCGTTTGGAAACAAAGTATGAGCCGCTTCAACCGGCTTACCGTTTCCTTCGGAGCCGCCTGATGGTGGAGCATCTTCCTTGATCATTGCCCCGACCTTTGCCATGAAAGCGATAACCTCTTTATGGTTGCCGCCACCACTTGCATTCAAATAGTCTTTCAGACCGGGCGATCCGAACGTATTGACGGCGCGCGTTGCAGCCGAAACGGTCGCGTCCCACTTGTCGCCGCCGATGTCCTTGTCGGCCTTGGCTTCATCGGCCCAACCGGACACGCGATTCGCCCAGGTTTCACCCTGCTTTGTCGCGCGGCCCTGCTGGATTTCGATGAACTTATCGGCCAGGCGCTGGGCCTGGGCAGTGGTCAGCTTCATGTCCTTGAATTCGGGACCGAGCGCATCGACCAAGTCCTGGTCGACCTCGATACCCTCAGGCATGGTCAGGACATACTTGCCATCTTCCGGCACCTTGTCGGCAGCGGCGGCGTCGGCAGGCTTGGTCTTGTCATGCTCAGCCTTGGCCGCAGCATTCTCGTCATCGGTCTTGGCCGGATCGGGAACGTATTCCTTCCAGTCGGCAGGCTTGTCGTCATCCTTGGGCTTGTCGCCTTCCAGCTTGGCCTTGTCGGCAGCGGCGGCGGCCTCAGCATCGGCGGCGATCTGCTCAGGCGTCTTGTCACCGGCAGGCTTGTCGGGGTCGGCAGGGAATAGGATCGACTCGGGCGTCTTGTCCGCGCCCTCGCCTTCCGGCTTGGTTTCGGCACCGCCGCCAGCCGCAACGCCCTCAGGAGCCCAGAGAGGACCAAAGGAATAGGTCATATGATTAAGCTTCATTTTCGTCGTCCTCAACTTCATTGGCCCGCTTGATTGCGACCAAGTCCATAACCTTGATGTTTGCCCGTTCGATCAACAGGTCCGGATACATACGCGGATCAAGTTGATCAAGATAGCGGATCATGCGCCGACCGACATCTTGCCGACCGAGCGCGTGATTTGTTGCGCTGGTCAGTTCGCCAGCGAAGGGGTCTTCATAGATCGCGCATTGCTCCAGGAGCCAGAACAGGACGCGCTTGCCATCGTCCAGCTTGAGCATGCGCCGGAACGCCGCTTCCAGTTCTTCGCGTTCGCGTTCGGCCAGGAGTTGCGCTTCCGCATTGCCCGCGCCGCCAGTCTGATCGTCATCGGCCATTACTGAATACCCAGGGTTTGGAGCAGCGAGCCGCCGCCAGGTTGATTGCTTGCGTCAGCCATCAGGGCCGCCGCCTGGGCACCCTGGTTCATGGCAGGCGCAAGCGTTGCAGCCATTTCGGCTTGCTTGGCCTGCTGCGCTTCCTGGGCACGAGCATCGCGGACCTTCTTGACATCGTCATCCGATACCAGGATCGCGGGATCGACGCCGAGCATGTCGCTGTACTGGTCGACGGCTTCATCAGCGTTGAACTTGTCCAGGACGGTCGGCTTCACGGCGGCCAGGTTGCCGACATAGGAGGTCAGGCGTTCAATGCCGCCAGTCGAGATCGCCTTCTGAGCCTGGGCAAGCATCGAGATATATTCGATCTTGAGGGCCTGCCCACGAATCTCAGGCGGTGCGGGCGGGATCATGCCGAGCCGGTTCATGATGTTGAACGTGCGGTCGATGGAAGGCGCAAGCTGCCCGCCATAGATGTTCTCAAGCACCGGCCCCAGGGCCAAGAGCTTTTCTTCCTTGCGCTCAGCGATCTCCATCGTGTTGCGCGGCTGAATGCCTTCCATGTTCGAGAGCATCAGGAACAGGTCGGCATACATGGTCTGCTGGATACGCTGTTGCGTG